CAATGCTCGTTTGTTTGACAAGAGTTAGCTTTTTATGTTTCCCATCTTGTTGCTCATTTTTCCACTCATGATCAACTTCCATTCTCTCACGGATCATGTTAATAAGTTTATTTACCTTATCATCAATTTCATGTCCATAATTGTCGTTGGAAAACTCTGATTCATATGAATCATCCCAATCATGTGTAAAACTCATTTTTATTCTCCCCTAAAATCTGTAAAGTGGATAATGATCACCGAGATTTAGACCTCTTATCATTTGACTGCCGATTCCACCATCTTCTATACTTCTTAATACATGTACTCTTTCTGGCATTTCTGGTTTTTTAATTATTGTAGATAATTTCCCACTAAATAGCTGCCAGTAAAATTCACTTCTTTCAAGATTTTGTCCTTCCCCTTCTTTCGCTAATGCAAGAGATATTACACCATCTCTAATAATTAGTCCATCTCTAAATGGTGGCAATAATATTACGCTAAGCCCAATCTCATAATCTGTTGTATCAGGCTTTGGGAAAAGGCTTACTTGTGTATACCTATTTCCTTCTTCAAAATAATACCATTTAGGAGTTCCAGAACCCCTGCTACGCCATGTTTGACTATAAGCATTTAGTTCCGTTATTGTCGTAGGATAAATAGGCTTTCCATTATATGTTACTCCGGTTACTGATATAGTGTTGTCTGGCAAGTCATATTCAGCTTGATTAGCTACACTAAGTGTTGTTACATCCCTACTTCCTTTAAAATTACCCTCTCTGCAGATGTCCACATATAAATCATTAAAATACTCTTTTACCTCAGAAGAAGTCCACCATTCCTGAGAACCCGCTTCTTGTTCTAATTTGGTTAAAATACCTGCAGAAATACTTGCTAAAGTTGCCATTGTAACCTCTCAGGTAAAAAGTCTACTTTAGTTGCAAGAACAGCTAAAATTGGTTGATTTCTTTGACTTTGAATTTGATTATCTACCCATTTCAATTTACCAAATCCATTATCAAACAATAAATCAGTTAAATACATTCTTGTTATTCCAGCTAAATGCCTATCTTCTTCAAACCGAACTGCTCCAAAAATCGTTTTATACCACCAGTCACGTTTACCCTGGACATTATCCAAAAAGTATTTAATGCACTTTTCAAAGTCAGGAACTTCTATAAAAAGAGTACCATTCTTTTTTATAACTCTTCTCCATTCTGAAATTGTATCTGGATGTTGTTCCCGATCTATATGTTCCAATAAATGACGTGCAATTATACCATCAAAACTTTCGTCCCGAAACGGTAAAATACGACAATCTGCTTGAACATCTGCATCTGTGAATTTATTTATAGCTATGTCCAAGTTAATAGTATCTTTAAAACGTGCGGAACCAGAACCTAAATTTAAAAACATTATGTACTTATAACTCCTGTCGCTTCTGTATCTCCAAGTTGTGGTATATCTTTAATTATAGGAATAAGCTCTCCAGATGTCCTTGCTGGATCTTCATATGACTGATAGCCTGCAATACCTGCGCCACTTGCATTAGCCTCAATTTCCATTCTACCACTTGGAGCTAACCCAGCAAATAATACTGGAGATTTTTTCAGATCATCGCCGTCATAAATCCAAATATATTGGAAACCGTAATCCTTATACGTCTGAACCCCATTCAAACGAGAATGAGGGACTAACATTTTTTGAGTAACTATTTCAAGTGTCTTTGCCATTTTCAATCTCCTTATCAAATAAAATATTAGGGCTTACTTCTTCAGGGGCTTTCCCCTTACTATAAAATGAGCTTGGTTGCCAAATTTGATTAGCACCTTGTTCTTGAATATCTTTTAATAATTTTTTACTAAAGCTATTCAATACAGGCTTGTCAAGCATATGACCACTTTCTACAGTGGTATCTACATAAACTTCAAAATTTTCAAGATATTCTCTCCCCTTCATGCAAAAATAAATATCTTCTGTATGAGTTTTACCTGTAACAAACCAAGGGGAAGGAATTTTTTTAAAGACCTCACAATTTATTAATGTAACAGCACATCCAACAGCATCAACTTTAATTAATCCATCTTCAACATCTTCTTCCTTCAAAGGATATCTAATTAAATTACCATCCTTATTAAATCTAAACATCATAGGTTCAAACGGATAGCCTCTAATATAACACAATCCCATGATTACATCTTTTTTCCTACTCAGAAGTCTCTCTACAATATCAGGATGAACAACCATATCATCATCATAAAACATTAGATATTGACAATCCGCCTTTAACGCTTCTTCAACAGTATTATTTCTTGCAACATCAATAGGCATCCTCCATGGACCAGAAAACATCAACTCCCAATCTGGAAGATTTTTCCCTATTCGATAAATCATAGACAAATGGGAAGCGTATGGTAGCGCATCTATACTGTAGATGTTCGTTGCTAACATCAATTTTTTGTTCATTTTATTATCCTTAAAAATATTAAAATTCGCTCCCACCAAGTGGGGGAGCTGTTCTCAAAATACAAAGAACCACAGTTAGGACAGCTCCCCACTTTTAGGGTATACGATTTCGATATTATTTTTTTACATTTATAACATCTTAACCATATATTTGCTTCTTCTACCATCTTTACATACACCTAATAAATACGGCACAATCCTGTGCTCCGTCAGATGAAGCAGTTGTAGCCTTAGACGCTGAATTAGCTGCAATAAATGCAGGCTGTACTGCTGTAGCTGCACCGATTGAAACAGATAAACTAAGATGTCCGCTAAGTTGAGAAGCAACATTAAAAACTGCTCCGACTCCACCTGCAGCTATATTAGAAGCATTAGTTATTTTTGCAGCACTTCTAAAACCATAGCACTGAACCAATCCATATTCACCGCTGGAAATAGCTGCGTCTGCAAGACCTATTACCGCGGTTGCCTGATTGGCAGCGTCAGCCCTCAATGCTGCTAATCCATCATCTGTACCATTAAATCTTACGGCAACTGGCCTATCAGCCAAAAGTGCCTCTCCTGCCTTTACGACCATAAAAACTTTTTCAGGATCGCTTCTATTAATTCTTTGAAATAACATTTCCAATCTCCTTTCACTCTGATTGTGGCACTAAAAAGGAACACTCTTTAATGTCAGTTAGTTATTAATTATGAAGAAAGATTAGATGATATATTCATTAATGCACCTTGCTTTCTTCGGTTACTACAACAAATTTCTCCCATCAAATAAATAATAGAAGTTTTTGCTTTTTGGTTTTCTGGCTGAATAAATGGCCCAATAACTAAATCCTGTCCCTTAGCTACTACAAATTCAATAAAATCTGAATTTATAAAATACATATTATGTTTTGTGTATGAATATGTATCTACTGTAGAAGGAGTTACAGATGTAGTACCTGTATAAATATCGGGCATATATTCGTCCCAGGTGCATGTAGCTCCCTTAAATTTTAGACCACCAAATCCAAGGTCAGCTACTTTTTCGTTAATAATTCTGGTTTTATCTCTACATGCAGACTCATAACTTTCATAAGCATTCTGATCACATATAATCAAATCAGGATGTGCTCTTTTTCCAGCAGCTCCACCTTTCGAGCAAGAATTATACATTTTAGCCATTCCTGCTAACAATAATGCCCATGAAGTACGTGCTGTAGTATCATATTGATTTCTCCACCAAGAATAACTGCTTTGATTAATGCCTCCGACAGAATCGGAAGCCGTGGGATCTTTTTGGATAAACTCGGCTATACTTAAAAGATCATCAGGTTTTTGATCACTTGTAATTTTACCAAGAGTCATAGCTTCAATTTCTTCTGTCATTGACATTTCAGCTTCGTTAACCTTTGCTTGTAAACGATCAATAATCTTATGTTTCCCAGAATTCTGTACCAATTCTCTATTAGAGATTGATATAGAACCTGCAATCTCTTTCCAATTATAATAGCAAGAGGTTATATTATCCTGTGGCGTTGTGTCCACAATATCATAGCCACTGCTCATGGCTTTGATTGTACTATTCCTTCCATAGCATGTAACCAATAGAAAAATGGACATGCGTTGAAAATATTATCATACAATTTCTTTCTATAATTCATCAACGTGGTAGAAAGAATAGAATCAAAATTATAAGTAATACTTGATACAGCCATTTCTATTCTCCTTTTATCCTAATTGTTAATTATTGTTGTTCTGCAAGTTGTTCTTCGGCTAAATCCCATGCCTCTTTCACTGTCTTTGGCGTTTTTTGAGTAGTCATATTAACTGATTTACGATTGGAACTCGATTCAACCTGTCGTTTAACATTCGTACTCTGTTTCTTTTTAGGAACTGTGTCTTTAATTCCTAATTCAACTTTTGCCATTTTCATCAGTCGTGGTAAATTTTTATACATAATTTTATTACCATCGGCATCATCGCCATATTCCGTAGCAATTTCATCCATTTTTTGAATTATTGCCGGAGTAACTTTATTCTGAGAAAAAAACGTTCTTACTTCTTTTTGAAAATTTGCTTTTTTATCAGTAGAAACTCCAGTTCTTAATTCATCAATGGATTTTTGGATTTCCGACATCGAACTTGCAATCTCCTCAAATGCGGGCTTATAATAATCATTATCTTCAAATTTAAATCTAAGCCCCTTTTTTTCCTCAACGGTTTGTTTCTTTTCAACAGGACTTTGAGTTTGAGGCGGAACAGCTTGTTTTAATTTTTCTACCAAAGCATTAGCAAAGTCCGCTTGATTTTGGATACTTTCAATCTTTGATAGCTTATTTTTGTAAGCTGTCTGCACCTTTTCAAAAGCCTTTGAAATAGCTTCACGTTGATCCTCTGGTAAATCTTTTGGTAAACTCTTTACAACTTCATCTAAATCAGCAAACTCTTTATCTTCTATTTGATTTTTCTCTTCTTCTTCTCTTCATCTTCATCTGCTTGGATATTATCTAAAGTACCGTCATCTTTAATAATTGTATATTCGCTAAAATCATCATTTAACCCTGGCTCTATTTTTTCTGCATTTGGCATAATTTATCTCCTTTTCTTTCTAAGTTTAGTTTTTCTTCTTACATGCCAAGATGATGTAAAACCATCTTCTTTATTCATCTTAGCATAAAATACCTGTTTTCCTTTTTCTGCGCCATATTGTTTTTGCATACTTCTTAATACCTTTCTGCCTGTTTTTGTTAATGGCCCAAGTAAAGCCATGATTAGACTGATAGCCTGTCCAATTTCTATAGCTGGCATTGCCCTATCTGGAAAGATAAACTGCACAATGGGTCCAATTATCCACCCCCATGCTAAAGCTGTTACACAAACCCACCCAACGGCAGGTCTCCATCCCGCCACAAATATCGAGCGATGACCAGCCTCAATCTTATTTATTTCTGCCTGCAATTCGTCAGGCTTGGCTTGCAGTCTTCGATTGACAATCTGCGCTGCACGTTTTTCATCAGGTGTCTCCATGAACCTGTCTACAATACCAGCAAGCCCGTTTGCTGTCTCAGTTATACTTCCACCAATTAATCTTGATAGAAATCCCATAATTATATCTCCTTAAATTAATTATCAACTCCAAGTAAATATTGATATTCACCGTTTCTTCTTACCCATCTTTGCAAAATAACATGTTCTCTTGTATCTACATGAAATCCTATTGGAAGCCTTTCCCCTTTTACATGCCAATCAGCCTTTTCTACTAACCAATATTGATACCGAGGTTCAACAGATGTTTTGAAATAAAAATCTACTGCCTTGCAACTATTTTTTGCAAGGTGAAAACTATTCGGACTATGACCATGTTTACCTGCTACATCGACTGCAGCTGTTACAATAATAGGACATCCAGCTACTTCTCGTAAATGATCAAGCATATAAACGACCTTATAGTGCATAAGACTTCCCGACCCCGGATAAAGGGGATCATCAAATTCTTCTTGTCTAAAATGTTTAACTTGATTCCAATCTATTGAATCCATTTTTTATTCTCCTAAATCATATTTTACTTTATTAGGTCTTATTCCATCATAAATAGCAAGTTTCCCAGTTTTAGCAGCAAGTTCGCTATCATTATATCTTGCTATTGCATCTCTCAAATCTTGGTGCAGATATTAACTTATGAGATGTAAGTTTATTACATTTTGGACACATAGCACTTTTTATATTTCTACCGCCAAATGCTTCAAACTCAATATTACAATCATCACATTTAAAATCGTATAGGGGCATCATTCTATCCTTTGCTGTTTCTGTTGCTTCATCTGTATCAATAACTGTTGCAACTCCCTTTGCTTACTTGGACTATTAATAATTTTCGTTGTATCTAATAACGGAAAATATTTACGCAGATTTTCAATTAGACCATCAAAATTTATTTTTACCATTACGACTTCAGGAGGAAATTGCGCTATTACCTGTAACATTTGAACAAGTTCCTGTCTCTCAAACTCTGGCAATCGTGGAGCCATAGAACCTATTTCAACGCTCGTTGTAAATTCGCCTTCTATTTCTTCTCTTGTAACATTTTGCCACATTTGTCCTTCGGGTCCAATAATTTGAACAGCCATTTCCCTCGTTAAATTAGCCTGCATTGACTGTACTAACTTGTTTCCTACCTCTGCTGCAAAATCCTCCACAAGAGATTTTCTATCTTCCTTTCTAATATTTGAAGCCTTTGCTATTTGTCCAGCTTCTGTTGCAGTTTTTCTTCTTTCAACAAGCCCCCTATCCATTTCCGTTGAACCACTAACTTCACGAAAATCTATAAATGATTGAGAAAAATTCTGATAAACTGCTGCATCTAATGGAGCATCTTTTAGTGGTTCTGGCATGGTTCCAGTATATTTAAAAAGTGTTCCATCTTCAGAATTTTTCAACTTCTCCATTTCTACTGCTCCATCCGTACCCGCAAAAGTCTCATCTGTATACCCATATTTCCTATTAAATCGCTTTGCATGAGTCATTATCATACCACGTCCAACATTGATCTCTTCTTGCAAACTTTTTAGTAATGCAATATCAGAAATAGGATACATCTTATCAGGGGTTTCATTAAATCTCAAAAATGCATACGGATGTTTATCTATTCCTTCTGGTATCGGTTCATCCCTTAAAAATTTATCATGCCCATCCGCTAAAACTATAAGTCTATCATGCTCCAAATCATAAATCTCATATATAGTATTTCGTTCTAAATCACCCTGCAATTCTTTCATTTCTTCTAAATCACTATCTTGAATATCAAAACCAGGCTTTATGGCACCACTTGGTTTTAAATCTTTCGTATTTTCATACAACTCACTATTTTTAATATCTTGCGTAGGTTTAACTATCTCTTCTGCTATCCACTTACCATCTTCAAAAAAGTTTTCACATTCAGGATCAAAGAGCATAGCATTAGGTGATCTTCTTCTTGCAAAAAATGCTTCATTAACAAGTATTTTTTCTTCTTCATCTTTCAAGATCTCGCCAGTTTCAGAATCCACTTCATAAATTGGATCACCATTTTCATCTTCTCCAAGAACTTTATTATTCCCAAAATTAGTATTGGTCTCAAAAGCTGCACTGTATCCAACTTTAATTGTACCGAATGCAAAAAAAGCATCAAGAATAGCTAACCTCATTTGCTTTTTCAGTGCTATACCTAAATTCTCTTTAGCATAATAATTAACAAACCTCGTTGCTAATTCGGCATTTGCTTGGAGCTGTGTCATATATTGAGCAGCTCCTCTTGGGCTGCAATACCATTTCGGATTCTGAAAATATAAAAAGGGAAGTTGAGTTTTTATATATGCAAATATCAAATTTATAACAGGCTTTTCGCTCAATGTAGTTTTCTTAGCCGTCCATTGATTGCCCTCATAAAAGTTAATATATATCTGTCTATCTTTAAGCATTTTTTTCCGTGCTTTCTTACTGCGAGCTATACGATCACGCCATATCGTAACACGAGGATCTTCTGTATTATACTCAGGCATTATTTTCCCTTTTAATAAGTTTGTTCGTTAATTATATATTTCCTTCCTTGATCTCCGCCAAGGTGAAAATATTCATCTGAATTAAATACTCTTTTTAACCTCTTCTTCCAGGAATGCAGACTGTTTCTATCATAATTCCTTGCAGGAGAAATTTTGCTTGATGGAAAAATAATTTCTTGCTGCATTTGCAGTGCATCTGCAACATCATCATGACGAGCTTTAGGAAATCTTAACAATTCTTCTTCAAGCTCATCTCCTTTTATACCTTCAATATGATATATCGCTCCTGATTCGTACCATCCTTGCAAACTTTTAATTAAATATTCTTTATTTTGCGTTGTATTATCTTTAAGAGGAATTATATTCATCCAGAATTTCTCTCGCCTCATTTTTTCTTTTAAATAAAACACAAGCATTTTTTCTAAAATCGTCTTTTGCACAGCGAGCTTTATACATTTCCACTTAAAATATAATCTTATCATTTCATCCATTAATGTCATAGGATCGACTTGCTTGAACCAGGTCTCAAGGACATAAATATTTTTTTCAAAATCTGTAGTAGTAATAACAATAGCAGAATAATCGTTTTTTCCTTCTGTAATCGCACCATCTACACTCATAAAAGTATGTCCAATAGGAAGTTTTATCTTGTCATCATAACGTAAGATATTTTGTCCAGTTCCATCTAATCTAAAATATTTGAACCACTTTTCTTTAAAAATAGCATCTTCTTGAGGAATTGGATCTAAAAGATAAAGACAAGAAAATAAATAACTTCCCATCTTCTTATCTCTCTTAATTTTATTTAAATCTTGCAAACTATATCTCTCAGGAAAAGTAGCCTTTTTATTCATTATCGCAGGAACTTTAATAACTTCTACATCTGGATCTCTTTCTAAATCGCCATATAAATCATAATCATCCCAACGTGTACCTATGACATCGATCGGCGTCTGCGGATTATCTCTCAATGGAAATATAGCCTTATAAAAGTCTTTGATTTTATCCATTTGATCTTTTGTAGTAGAATTTTCTCTTGTTACAAGATCATCCATTTTAATGTAGTCATAGTGTCTCGA